CACTGCATATCGTCGGCAGCGTCAGATGTGTATAAGAGACAGATGCAATTTAACACACTCAAAAGATTTCGTTGGTAAATATAGGAAAACATCTATGCAATCAATGCACAAGCAATGCATCTTATTGACGATCAGTAAGTTACAGTGAATTGGTGATCTATGCATCAATGCAGTTTATCAATGCAGGACCGTGAATTGGCAATCTTAGATTCCGAGATCCGGTAATTTGCGGAATTTTGTGGGGTCGTGATTCGCTAGGTCATCTTGATGGGTAGAATTTGGGGATGCTGGGGATAATGCTTACCTTTGCCTCAGAAACCAATATCATTTTTGCGCATGAATAGTATCCAAGCGAATTTATATAATCCCTTTTACGGGGAGGAACTGTACACCCTGTACAAGGAGCGGTTCGGGCATACACCACTCTTCACGGAACCGGGGCAACTTCGGGAGGTCTTCGACAACTACGTGATGTGGTGTCGCAACCATCCGATCGAATCGACCGATTACGTGAAGAGCGGTGTCATGGCTGGACAGAGTTATGTTGTACGAAAGAAGCTGCTGGTAACGGAATTCGGCTTTACCCAGTTTCTCGGTACAAGCTGTGACTATCTGAATTCCCGTGAGCGAGTTTACAAGGAGCAGCACGAGAAATACCAAGATGACGAATCCCTTGCGTTCCTTGAGGAAATCCGGGTGATCCGTCAATGGATCAGAGATGACATGGACAAAGGTGCATCGGTCGGATTGTACGATCCTAACTACATTTCGAAGCTTCGCGGGCTTAAGGCATTGAGCGATGTCACCAGCAACGACGAGAAGATCACTGGCGGGCTGCGTGTTGAAGTTTTAAGCAATGATACAGCGAAACGTATGCAAGCACTTGCGAAAGTCGCTAAGAAGCGAGAAAAACACGGTGACGATAAACTAGACGATCCGAAGGAATGAAGACAACCTACGTATTCGACAAACTCCTAGAAGCCACGGTCGATCCGGATGTCCGGGGCGTATCCAGCAGAGGCGGAACACGATCATCCAAGACGTGGTCGATGCTTCAGCTTCTCTACATCATGGCTAGGGAATCAGAAACACCGCTCCTCATCTCCTGCGTTACGGACACGATGCCGGGCATCAAGCGAGGCATGTTCCGTGACTTCAAGCGAATGTTGCAAGACGAAGGCGTGTGGGACGACAAATGCATGAATCTGACCGATTCCATCTACTCACTGGAGAACGGGTCACAGATCGAATTCTTCGGCTGCGAGGACTCGTCTAAGGTTTTCGGTCCTGCCCGTGACATCCTGTTCGTAAACGAGGCGCAGCGTGTCCCGTTTGAAGTGTTCCGTCAGATGGCGGTGCGTACCCGGCTAATGCTCTACATCGACTTCAATCCTGTCAAGAAGTTTTGGGCACACGACTACTTCAAGGGACCGGGGATGGTCGAGATCGTGAGTACCTACAAGGACAATCCGTACTTGACTCCCGAACAGATCGAGGAGATCGAGCGAAACAAGCAGGACGAGAACTGGTGGCGTATCTTCGGTCTCGGAGAAACAGGAGGAGTCGAAGGACTCGTGTATCCGGATTATGACGTGGTCCCCGAGTTCCCTGCCGATGTTACGGGACAGTGCTTGGGTCTTGACTTCGGATTCACCGGAGACCCCACGGCAATCGTGCGTGTCGGCTTCAAGGGAAGCGATCTGTACATCCAAGAACTCGAATACCGGACGGGCATGGTCAACTGGGACATCTCGGAAGTTCTCCATGATCTCGGATTCCACAGGACGTACACCATCGCGGATTCCGCGGAGCAGAAGAGCATCACCGAGATTTCCCGGCTGGGCTGCAAGATCATCCCGTGCATCAAGGGCAAAGGATCGGTGGTTGCGGGGATCAGCGAAGTCAAGCAGTTCAAGTTGCACGTAGTCGCAGGATCACGGAACGTGCAGGACGAATTCGACCAGTACTCGTGGACTCTCGACAGGATGACAGGGATGTACGACACCACGAAGCCGCAGGACGCAAATAACCACGCTATGGACGCACTTCGCTACGCAGTCGACTATCTTATAACCAAGTACCGTCCGGGTGCTAAAAATCAAAGGAAAAATGGGTAATTTCAAAAACTTCAGAAGCTATGTAGCTTACCGGTTCGCAAGACCTTTCAAGCGTTTCTACGGATTCATGAAACGCAGGATCAGCCGCAAGCAGAGGATCATGTCCCTGCTAAGTCTCTCTAATCTAAAGCCCGATGCCGTGATGGCTATGTCGCAAGATGAGCGGGCGTTGTTGGATGCTTTTGCAAAATTAATCGTACCTTCGCACCTAGTAACTCGGAAGGGTCGGATCATCCGCGCCATCCCACAACTTGAGGATGTGGAACTGTGGCAGATGATCGAAGCCCGAAGAGCGGAGACAGCGATCGACCGCATCAAGGGATGGTGCGGATACGTTCCGGAAACGGTAGCCGACATGATCAAGTTGTCAAAGTTTATTGAATCCGAGTTTCATCGTGCCGACCAGCTAGAGGCTGCGCTGCTTCCACGAGGCGGGGGTAAAGCGGACACCAGCCCGATAGCGGAAGCAAAGAACATCTTGGGTATGGTTCAGATGACCGCAGAGTTGATGTCGTGCTCCTTCGAGGAAGCCAAGAAGATAAACTACTCGGATGCCATTCTCGCTATCAGCAGACGGCATGACGAAGTAGAGAGAATGAAAATGAAAACTAAAACTAAAACTAAATAATCGATTATGGAATGTAAAAAGTACGAAATCATTGAAGATGGTGGACGCAAGCGAATCCGGTCTCTCCGTGATTTCACGGTGCAGGACCGTCACGTATGCGTCGGTGATCTTGGTGGCTACGTCTACGACGAGCGGACGTTAGCACAGAAGGGAAATGCTTGGATTTTCTCCGGATCATTGGAGTATCCCGGTATCCACGTGATTGACGAGGCTATCGTGGACATGGGCAGCAACGAGGCGTTCGCCAACGCAGCCCGCATGAATCGTGTGTTCATCCGGGGAAACAGCCGGATCATGGGTATGATGCAGTTCGTGTCATCTGCGACTTCAGAAGTTACTCAGACCCCCGCGATGTACGAGCAGGGCTACTACGAAGGTTACGCTGGCGTGCCATATGAGGCGGCAGCACGTGAAGCATCGGATAAGGTGCGGTCTAAAGTGATGGTGTGGAGCGCAGGTGCTGGTAAGGTTACCCTGCCTAACGCAGAATACGAGATCATGTGCAACAAGCTGGACGAGGATGGCGTGACATTGGCTACTACCGCATGGAGAACAGGCGGTCCGGACGTAACGATCGATCTGTCGGATGCACCCGCATTTGTCCTTAACGTCCGCAAGAAAGCAGGTGGAGATATCACGCCAGCAGACATCACAGCAGCCGGATTCAAGATTCAAGGATCGATCCTATCAAAGATGGACTTGAATGATGTCACTTTGTCAGTTACGTATGACAGAGCGGCTACTCCGGAAACCGCGCTGAAGGTCTTACACGCGAATGACTTAGTGTCTGTTCTTGATACTGCGGACATCCGTGTCTCGTACTCTGCCACCAGCGCAGCCACGATCCTCACGAATTGCGAGCTATACCGGACAAACGTATCTGTCGTAGCGAAACCGGGATTTATCGTGCCTATTCTTGGTAAAATTATTGACACAGAACTCGTGTCAATAGACTCTACTTTTAATGGCAGGTATACATCTGTATCATCTCGGGAAATATTGGACGTTGCCGACTGTAAGGTTTTGGCATTATCCAGCGGGACTATCCCCGATATTAATGAATTCATAAGATCCGGTAAACTCGTATTCCAGGGATGCAACGTTCCTGTAGGTATCTTCTATTATGATCGCAATCCGGGCGGAAACATCTACGAAGGCATCGACTTTACCAAGGCTTCCGAGCATCTTGGCAAGACCTTGCCGAAGCAGGATAAGACGATCCTTGTATCATCCACGGTAGAAGGGATGTACCGTCTGTACCGTAACGCAGATGACAAGGTATTCGGGATGCTGGTGCAGGATTACGCCTCTGTAGAGAATATGGGATACGGGGCATTGGAGTCATCCTACGGCTCTGTAGTATACTCTGACTGCGTGCTGGACGGTGTGTTCAACATCATCGGATGCAATGTATTCGGAGGAACTCTGGGAGGAGCTAGCAAGGTTCAATCCACTGTCCAGGATGCTGTAGAGATCAACGGTAACTTCCGCATCGAAGGCAACGCGCAGGTCGTGGATACACCGCTGGAGGGTACGGGCTACATCGGAGGAAATGCGGAGCTGAAGAATGGCAAGGTAGAAGGGTACATATACATGCAGGATAACGCGAAGTACATTCCTGCGAAAGTAGCGAATCCTGCGATTCTTAAGTATGTGATTATGAGCGGTAACTCAAAGGTGCTGAAACAACGGGACGTATCAAATAACCACGTTAAAATGGAATTATGTGATAATGCCGTCCTTGATTCGATAGCTAGTACGGACCGTGGATTATTAAGAATGTCAGGTAACGCCTACTACTCGTATAAGAATGGCACAGTGCTTTCTCCGCTTGTTCTTGGTACTCTAGAGATGAAAGACAATGCTAAGATTGTTGGCGCTGTCTTGACGGTTCACGGAGATGTAGAGTTGGTAGGAAACTTCAACCTTTCCGCAGGATCACGAACAATCTACGGAAAACACCGCATCTCCAGCCTCGATGAAGTGAATAAACCGGAAGTACCACCTATGAAGAAAACTTGGTGATATGGGAAAGAAGTATTCAATTAATTCAGCAGGATACATCGTAGCCGAGAGAGACATCTACTCTCTCGGTGGATTTATCCCTAGAGGTTCGGTAGGCGGCAAGGTCGCGTCCGAGAAGCAGCTGTCACAGGATGGCGAATGCTGGCTGAACGCTGGTAATATATCGAATCGTCCGGATATCGTAATCAAGGATAACGCGTTTATCGGTAATTTCTTCGCGTCTTCATCAGAGGTTCACACAGACGGCATTACGGAGTTTAGTGGGAATACAAAGATACCCGGAACGATAATTGTACGTAATGCTGCAGCAGATACTAAAAACAATGTGTTCATCAAGGATTCGTTTATCGGAATATCTATGGACATAATTTGCGGACCTGCTACTAATACGAAGAACTTCCCTATGGAGCAAGGACAGTACAACAAAGACGCTCCTAAAGGGACTCTATTCACTAGCTCTACGATGAAGCTAGATGCGGCTAATTGTGTCAGAAATACGGCTACGCTTAGAATAGGCGAAGACACCTATGTGTACACGCCACCGGGATATAATGCTAGAATATTTTGGGCGTATTACGATTTTGCAAAAGGAGCGATAGCATATGCCGGGGAAAACGAAGGGGTAACATCCGCATTGTATAAACTATCGCACCCGGTGTATAATATTTGCATGATTATGTTTGATAAGGATCCTACATTGACTCCGGCTGAACTAGCGGCAGCAGGTGCGAAAATTATAGGTCATGTTAGCGATTCCGTGATAATGGATATAAGACCCGAATCTGCATCCGGGACATACGTGATGGACGGTTCTAAATTCATAATGCCTACCGATAACTTCGGTTTTAACGTTACACAGATACGGTTCCTTGCTGGCGAGTTGATCAACACGACCATGTACACGAAAACAGACCGACAGGATTATAAGCCCTACGGTTCTTTCCATAACGTGAAGCATCTAGAGTATACCAAGTATATATCGGGTAGTAGCAGAAACACAGCTACCCGTGACAGGTTCATCTCGGCTTATGACTGTCCGTTGCTAAGAGTTGACGAGACCACTTATAATACATCACTGGCAGCTAAGGGAAGTCTGGTGCTTCGCAGATGTATCGTCCCGAAGGCTGTGTTCACGAGCAATATCTTCAACGGTGACGTCTATGAGGACATAGACTTCTCGTATGCACAAGAACATCTAGGCAAGACGTTTATCGGTAATACTCTTGCATCAAGTCACAGGCAGGGGCTTTATGCAGCATCTTTCAACAACAGAATTGTCGGATTCGTTAGCAGACCGGAAAACGCGGCTGATGGGGCTTATATAGGTCCGGACGCAAAAGACGACCCTTTGGACGGGTCTGTTATCGAGCAGGGAGCGTATAACAATACACTTGTAGGTCAGTATTACGAAGATACTAAGACTGACTTTTCCAACCGTGTGAGGACGCGCGTTCCTTTTTCCACTGAAGGCGCCTATCTCCCGACAATGCCTAGCGGCTTTAAGATTGCCGTGGCGTGCTATCTGGACGAGAACTTTATATTGGCTGATGCCAAAACGGACCCTACATCTGTATCCTCCGACTACCCGTATTTCGTATCGGCATTCGGAAAGTCAGATAACAGCGCCATCACGCCTAAAGACTTCGCAGCCCTTAACCTGTATATCCGCTCTTACGACTATTCTTCTGTACCTACTATTTCGGGGAATGGATTCGTAGGTGAAAGATGCAACGTTCGCGGAGATGTCGAGGTGATCGGGCAACCATATGTGAACAGAATCCTTGATGTTAACTTGTGGGAACGAGGCACGACAGGAGCGCAAGCCCCTACATGGGAAGAAGCCAAAGGAACACAGGTTCTCCCCCATCGAGTAAGATTGGTGGACACCATACGGGTAAGACCGGGAGACACCGTTACCTGTAAGGATGCGTATTACGTAGAATGCAATGCCTTTGACGGGAATGGACAATTCTTAAGCAGGTCTGCTTGGGTGAAGAGTTACAAGGTTCCAGAGAACGCATCGTTCCTGGGTCTCGTATTAAGACTCGTATCCGATGGGTACATGGACGAATCCGATATACAGGCAGCAGAGGTGCGCTACGTTACGGAATTCAAGAAAGCCCGGTATATTACGAACGAGCTGGATCGGAAGGACCCTAGTGATACCCTTCTTACTCCGGATTATTGGGAGATCGGAACAATTGCTGTTGGCGATGGTACGGACGGAAAACCTTATGAAAGTCTGAAAATTCCTAATGGAAGTTTTCTGCGACTAAAAAGATTGGTTAGTTTTTCACCGAATCCACTTACAAGGGTAAATAGCGGATTCTCCGGATCATTGCATATGTTTGATCCGAAAACAAGATTTTACGGAAATGGGTTAGCGCCATCGGACCCACGTCGTACGCTATTCTTCCTCCTTGTCAGAAAAGACCCGATAGGTCCTATAAGCCCGTCTGACATTACGGCAGCAAGGGCTGTTGTAGAGTACGTCCCCGCCCCACGAATCGTATTTCCTTACGGTGCGCCAAATATATGGCTGGGAAAGACAAGAGTACGCTTGTATGATAATGCTGTGCTGGCTAAGACTATCACTTCCGGAACAGACGTGGTATTGAAGGACAACGCGGTAATGGGTGATACTCCCGGTGCGTGTGTATGTGGTAACGGTCATGATGACGCAATAATCAAATTGCCATGATATTCAGCGATATAGTAAATTTTATGAACGAGGAAGCCGAGAAGATCGGGCTTCCTCTCTACTTCGGATCGGACGATAATCTGAACGAGCAGGTAAACGCCATAAACGGCATGTTCCTTACGTTCGATGTTCCGGGAGGCGGGATGAACAAGCTGCCTCCGGCTGTCCGGAAGTACGATGTAGTGCTGCAATGCTTGGATGCGTCACACTATATGACCGACAACGTGCAGGAACTGCTAACATTGGAACGGACGGACTTGTATATTAACCGTCTAATGTCTACTTTTGTGTGTCATTTCGAAGTTGACGGTCTGAGATTCGCCAAGATTCAAGGTTTATATGATTCTCAAAAATCCGGATGGAGGGTGACATTTTCGGTAACGAATGATCTATTAAACTATGGATAAGGAAATTGTAGCGGTAGTTGAGCAGTTGAGAAAGGAAATATTCGATAACTACGTGTCTAAAGGCTTGGTAGCCTCCGGAGACTTCGGTAGGAATCTTATTTTACATGAGAACGGTGACTCCGTAAAACTGACAGCACCGAGGCATGTTATCCAAATGGAGAAAGGGAGGAAAGCCGGGAGTTTTCCTCCCGTTTCTGCTATTAGACAGTGGATCAAAGACAAGAACCGGACAGCAGGAACGGACATCCCGGAAGAGGCGGCATACGCCATAGCCTACGTAATCAAACGGGACGGCATCAAGGTTCCTAACAGGTACAATGGTGGCGGGGTAGTCTCGGACATCATCAATCCCGAAAGGGTGAAGCGGCTGACGCTGGATATAAACAGGATCATTAAAGCAAAAATTCTAACAATATTAACGCAATGAGAGTAGCAGTATCGCGAGCTAATATTAACGTGGGGATCACGGACGGTAAAACGTACACATATCCGGGATGCATGACTATATGGAATAACATCCCGTTGAAGATGATCGTTACAGACCTTCCCACGGACATCATAGTATACTTCTATGTGCAATGCCGGTCATCCCTAAACTCGTTCTACGTGGCTAACCTGGAACCTGTCAACGGCATCGAGATAGACCTGGCATCCTACTTCCACCCGCTCATCCCTGCATTCAATAAACGGATAAGCCATTACACAGTGGAGCTGGTGGTAACTCACAGGGCTAACTTGACTGCTGATGCGAAGACTCAGACGTTCCGGTTGCCGATCATGAACCTAGCCAGCCCGAACAACAAAAACCGGGTAACTAAAACCGACACGGACTTTCGGGATGAATTGGGACGCAGAGCACCGCTGGCACATACGCTGGATGACGATTTCTACATCGACTCCGTTGACCCCGGCTACAGTTATACCGTAGAAGCCATATACCGGGATGGGGGTAAAGAAGAGTTCACATATTTACAGGGAGACATGATCGCGGATGCATGTCAATACCGGAAGGTTACTATAAAGAAAGGGTCTGATATCGTAGCAGCCAAGTTCTACCCGGAAGAAGCAACCGCATGCGGGGCTATTACTCTTCGATGGCTGAACTCTTGCGGGTCCTACGATGCGATCTCCTGCTATAATTGGAGCACGCAGCCTACGATCACACAGGGCTTGGACGGTGGCACAGTAACCAAGCGGGAATTGACCTGCGTATTCGAACTGACTGAGGCTAACAAGTTCGCTCTTGACGTCCTGTCAACGTCTCCGGACGTGACGGTGCGAGGCTTGGACGGTGTACAATGGGATACCAAGATGCGCTGCTCCTCGACTACAGGGATCAAGTATACGGCATCCGGCTTGGCGAAAACAGCAACGTTAAAATTCCAATACTGATATGGATGTAAAGATTCAGATAAACGGTACATTCTTGGAGGGCTTGACTAAGACGGATGTCAAGCTCTCCATCAATGCGTCATCTCCCTACGCTTTCGGAGAGTCTACCCGTACCTACTCAGCCAACATCAAAGCTCCGAGAAACCAGGTCAACGATGGCATCTTCTATCAGATGCGAAACTTCGGTTACGTGATGCGTGATACGAAGTATGAGGCTAAGATTTACCTAGGTGGGATAGCGATCAACAAGCGGTTCAAGGCTAAGGTGACCTGCGATGAGGAGAGCTACAGCATTGCCCTGTCGCAGTCTGATCTCAAGATGTCGCAGTTGCCGAAGGAAGTCGTGGAGACTACGCTCATCGACTCGAACGTGGGCAATACTCGGTTCTTCCGGGCTAGCGACCTGATCAAGCAAGCGCTGGGAACCGTTAATCCCGTGACACTCCCCGCTATCGACTACGGAGGTTATGTGCCGGGTCTGATCATCGAGAACAAGGGTCAGATAGGCATCACTGATCTGCTTGTAGGCAAATCAGTTACCGTGTTTTGGCGATATGCCTCAGAGACAGACGACGGGACCAAGTACTTCAGAGGCAACGCCCTAGATATCAAGGAGTACGATACCCGGACAGCCATGACAGCACCGGGTGGCGTGACAGAATCAACGGTAGCGGTCGTTACTATGGACAACAACGCTTACATTACGCTGGACATGTCTAAAGTAGGCACGGTGCCGAACTATGTGGTTCTAAAAGCGGTGTACAATAATCAGACGGTAGCAATCTTCCAAAAGGACGGTGAACAGAACGACATCACGCAGGTCCGCTACAAGTACATTTCCACGACCATGAACATACCGATCCGCAACTTCTACGGATTCTACATCAGCAGGGATATCAATGACTACAACAGGCTGAATGCGCTTCCGCCATCCTTTATGTCACCGGATGAAGCCGTAAACCTGTCGGGAAAAATAACATCGCTTCAGAATACCGCAGGACTTACACAAGAGTTTGGAAACTGCGGAGTATCGGATGCCATAACGTATCTAACCGATATCTGTAAGATATTCCAATGGGGGTGGAAGTTTACACTTACTGAGGATGTCAACGGAAACACGAACGTCAATGTCAACGTGTACAAGCTGATTGCTGACGAGGCGCGCAACGTGGCTCAGAATGGTCCGATAACCTTCAATGATTCCCGACAGGATTGGTCTGACTTTTACCTGTCAACCGACAAGATCGAGGATTCCGAAGGCTTCCCGAACACCGCAGTGTTCAAGATCGGTGACTACTTCAAGAGTCTGCAGGTTTCCAAGGCTTCATTCACGGCTAAGGGCGACATCGTGGAATCCAATGTCCCATATCCTCAAGACGGTACGTATCCTAGATTCGCCATTCGTAAAGGAGCGGTGGGGAGCGGGTCTACTTGGGTAGAATATTTCAAGTCGATCAATTACACGCAGTCGCTACAGAAGTACTACGGGCTGTTTTCGGACGCATTGGACGTGACAATTAAGGCTAAGATACCTTACTACTACATCGAAAACAAATACAAGGAGAACGGTGTGGTGTGGTTCAAGCAGTTGAATGCGTTCTTTTACATCCGGTCGATCACGGATTACAACCTTTCCACGCAGGAATGTAAGATAAAATTGACTAAAATTAATCTATTGAGACAGAAATAATGGCAGAAGACGTTACACTATTAGACCTATCGTTCAACACGGCTGAAGCCGTAGACGGTTTGGACGCGCTCATAAAGAAGTCTCTCGAACTATCGGACGAGAAGAAGCAGCTTGTCAAGCAGATTAATGCCGAGAAACTCGCTCTTGCGGGCATCCGTCAGAACTACAAGGATAACCTGCTGGATCAGACGGCATTCGAGAAGCAGTCAGAGAAATCAGAGAATGCAATCATCGCGCTGACCAAGCAGTTGAACAACAACAAGATAGCCACATCGGAGAATGCCGCGCAGATCAAGGCACACACTACCATTGTAAACTCCGAGGCGGAAAGTGTCGAGACGTTGCGGGCGCAGCTGGCTCTTAACACGAAGGCGCTGAACAAGATGTCGGTAGAGCAGCGCACCAACACCGAGTCGGGGAAACAGATGGTCGCTCAGACCAAGGAGATTTCCGACAGGCTGAAGGAGTTGGAGAAAGGGGTAGGAGACACGCGGAGAAACGTGGGTAACTATGCTGAGGACATCGAAGCCGCCACCGCCAATCTTGGTGGCATGACAGGTGCGACCGGACAGATGATCAAGGGGATGACCGGGGGCATCGCATCCATCAAGGCGTTCAATGCAGCGCTCATGGCGAATCCGTTCGTAGCCATCGCATCGGCTATCCTCGCAGTCATCTCGGCTATCGGTAAGCTGATGGACCGTAACAACGAGTTAGCGGTGTCAGTGAAGACGATCCTTGCGCCCATCGAACTGATCATCACGAAGGTGCTGGATGCTGTGGCTGCTCTGTTCGCTGAGATCGTAAAGGTTTTTGAATGGCTGGCGGAGGCTTATATCAAGGTTTACAATTGGCTGGGTCTGATATCGGACGAAACCGTCAAGTCTATCGAAACTGCTAGAGGCATGGCGCAGGTGCAGCGTGACATCTACAATGCCGAGACCGACAATGTGCTGGTCCTCGCCCGCCAACGCAGGGAATTGGAGAAGATGAAGACCATCGTAGCCGAGCAGACAAAGAGTCTGCAGGAACGTACCGAGGCTGCAGACCGTGGTGTTGAGATTCTGCGACAGATGGAAGAGGCAGAACTCGGTGTTTTGCGGGCTAAATACGAGCAGATCAAGGCACAGAATGCCCTTTCTTACACATCCGACGAGGATAGACGTAAGGAAGTGGAAGCGTTGGCTGCATTGGAGCAGAAGCAGGCTGAATACGAGGCGCAGAGACGTGAGCTGATAGGTCAGCGCTCCGGCTTTGAGAACACGGAAAGGGCTAATGCGGCTGCTGCCGACAAGAAACGCGCTGAAGACTACGCAAAAGCACAAAAGGAAGCCGCTGAAAAAGCCAAGAAAGCGAAGGAAGATGCCGACAAAAAGGCAGCGGAGACCGCGAAGAGAGTTCAGCAGGAGGTTCTGAAAAGCTACGAAACGGGTATAACGGAATTACAGTTGCGGATACGGGAGCGAAACATCGGTATCGTGGACAAACGGAAATCCCTAGAGGATCAGAACGAACTGAACCAGGCGATTCTGGAGAAGGAACGCTACCGACTGGAACAGGGTCTGATCACACAGGCTGAATTCGACAACATCCGATACGAACAGCAGGTGGCATTCCAGGAGAAGGTAGCTGCCATCGAAGCCGAGGAGGAGGCGAAACGTAGAGAAGCGAAAGCAATGGACCTGGAGAACCAGCGTGCTATCGAGGAAGAGAACATCACCAGCGACTTTGAACGCGAGACTCTCCGTCTTGAGCAGCAGTATCAGATGGAAGTTGCCGCAGCCGAGAAGGTCGGTGCTGATGTGACGCTGATCGAAGCCAAGTACGCTCAGATTCGCGAGAAACGTGAGAAAGAGCTAGTCAACGCCAAGTTACAGATGACCGCTGATATTGCCGGGCAAATCTCTAATATCATGGGGCAGGAATCGGCAGCAGGAAAGGTGTTTGCGCTGGCACAGGCTACGATCAATACATATCTCGGTGCTTCCAAGGCTATTGCGCAGGGCGGTATATGGGGCGTTGCACAGGCAGCGATCGTTATCGCAGCCGGATTGAAGCAGGTAGCCTCTATCGCTAAGGTAAAAGAGGATGTTCCGAAGACCAACACCAGTGTCCGCAAGTACGCCAAGGGTGGTCAGATATTCGGACCTTCCCATTCGCAGGGTGGCGTGACTTTTGTCGGATCGAACGGTCAGCGTTTCGAAGCCGAAGGCGGGGAAAACATGTACATCCTCAATCGCAAGGCATCCAGTGCCATCAACGCGCTGTCTGCGCTGAACATGCAGTACGGTGGACGGTCATTCGGTGGATCGAACGTTTACAAGTATGCCGATGGTGGCGGATTCGATGTGCTTAGCGCGCAGTCATTGACTAATCTGAACAAGGCTGTCAAGAAGGACGTTGATCTGTCACCCAAGACAATCGCAGCCATCGCACTAGCCTTTGTTGACGGTGTTCAGAATGCCCCGAATCCTGTCGTGTCTGTACAAGACATCACCGATGTTCAGCAGGGACGCACACTGGTAATAGATTCCGCAACAAATTGAAACGGGAGTTTTAGAAATTAACTAAGTAAATAGATACCTTTGCAATTAATTAGGAACAACTATGGTTTTCAAAAGATTAAGAATAATAGAAGCAGGACCTACCACTAACTACTGGGGCGACTACGTTAATGGTGAATGGACGGAAGGGAAGACTGTCATCCTCCCCGAATCTCTCGCGTCATTGGTAGCGCTAGGGAATGCTAGACCCATCCATGCTCGTAAGACACACAACGGACTGGATATGCTGGATAACTACATCGGAAGTTTTTCCAACTTTGTGGAAGAGGACGGTGTAGTGTATGCAGACCTTACCATCTCCGAGGCTGCGTCGGAAGCGTACCCGGAAGATGTGAAGTTTATGACAAAACTGATCGAGAAGGAACCGGAGATGCTCGGAGTATCCGTCTACGATGTGGATTATAAGGTTTGGAACGAGAAAAACGGGACGTGGGACGTATCCGAATTCGTTGACCTTATTACTTGCGACCTTGTAGGTCTTCCGGCAGCAACGAGTTCATTATTTAGTAATAACAATCAAAATCAAAATCGTAAATCTATGGGATTTTTTACAAGCCTGTTCTCCAAGTTTGCTGAAGAAAAAGCAAAGGGTGAGAAGAAAGAGGAAGAAACCAAGCTGGCTGACCAGATTGTGAGCACAGTGAACGGTGAAAAGATCACCATCAAGGCAAGCGGAGAAGAAGCTGCGGTTGGTGATGAAGTAGTAAAAGAGGACGGTTCACCTGTCGAAGATGGCGAAGTAATCGTTGATCTTGGCGAAGAAGGAAAACTCATCCTCGTGATCAAAGACGGAAAGATCGCTGAATTCAAGGAATACACTGAGGAAGTGAAGACTGAGGAAGAAGTGTCTAAGACTCCGGACGAATTCTCGAAACGCCTGCAGGCTGTTGAGCAGTCATTGGGTGAGATCAAGACAATGCTGTCACGTCAGACGAAAACTCCTGCTCAACAGGAACGCAATGACGCTAGCAAGTCTAAACAGTCACCGAACGACAAAACACAGTTGTCTAAGGAGGACAGACGCAGAGCTGCCTACGAAGCTATGCAGAGATACTGCGCAAAGAAGTAATAACTTAACATCTAACAACTTATACGACTATGACATTTACAGACTTGAATAAACTTAACATGGGCAGCCTCTCCGAGATCATCTCGTTGACTGTCGGATTGGTAGGAGAGATGCAGAGAGGAGCAACAGTGCTCGCTGGCATCGACAACAAGACTCCTATCGTGACTTTCACTGCCAAAGACAAGGCATTGCGCAAGTCTACTGGCTGTGACGGTAAATACGAATACACCGAGATGGCTGACAAGGTGAAGTACTATGACTTCCAGCCAGTCGAATTGCCTATCGTGGTTTGCTTGCAGGACTTGTGGGGCAAGATGGTAGCTAAAGGAATCCATTTGTCTGACGACTTCAGCGAAACCGAATTGGCGGGCTTCATGGCATCAGAAGTTCTGAAGGTATTGGAAGCTGACTTGCTGCGTTTGGCTTGGTTGGATGGCGACAAAGACGCTGCCGTAGAGTACAGCATCTTCAAAAATGGTGGTTTCTTGAAACAGATGGCTACAAGTGCAGAGCAAGTTCTTACACTGACTCTTGGCACTGACGACACTACAGGAGTTGTTCGCACAATGAAGAATTTGATCGACAGCCAACGTCCGGATCAGAAAGAAAACTCTGAGTTCTTCGTTACATCTAACGTGATGCGTATCTTCAAGGACTTCGTTCAACAGAAGGACAACCACATTGCTCAGATGATCATGATGGACGGTAAACCGGAGTACTACTTGGAAGGATACAAGATCAGCGAACTGCCTCACGTATCTGCGTCAATGATCGCTGACACTACTAAAACAGAAGCGTTCATCGCATTTACTCCGAAAACAAACATCCAAATCGTTTTGGAAGACAGCAATGTCAACATCAAACCGTTCTTGCAGGACGCTCAGACACGTAAGTACTACTCTACTACTGTCTTCGCTGCTGACGTAATGGTGGCTGTTCCGGAGATCTTGAAACTCGCAACTAAAGCGAGAGGCTAAAACTTAAAAACTGAAAACAATGGCATGTCTAACTAAACTCAATAAAGCTATCGTTTTCGGCTGCGCAGGAGGAGCTATCGGTTTGTCCGAGCTTCTCCTCGTAAACAAAATTGACATCAAGACCATCACCATCACCGATAACGAAGTAACTGCCCTAACTCTTAATTCGGGAATGAAGGCTTACGCGGTCGACTGCTATAAGAACAGCGCTAAGATCACCGAGGCGATCCGCACATCAGACGCAGCTAACGGGATGGAGCAGACAGTGACAGTTACTGTCTACGATAAGACAAAAGACGGTGCTCGCATCGTTGAATCTCTTTTAAATGGGAACTTTGTCGCTTTTGGAAAGCTGAAAGACGGTGGTACGATCAAGGTAGCTGGTGCTCTTGCCGGATTGGAGGCTTCCGCGGCTGACTCAGATACCTCAGCTAATGGCGGCTTTGCTACCGTCGCTCTCAAGACTCCGGATGGGGGTAGAGGAGATGCTGTAGCCGTAGCTAATACGACTGTGTGGGATTATCTTAACGCTAATAAAGTAGGAGGCTGATATGGGATGTATAAGTAATATTGCAGGTGCTATCACCTATGACTGCTTAGGCGGTGCGGTCGGCATTGCTGATCTTATGCTGATCAACTACTCGGATATACAATCTGTAGCTATCAACAAGGGAGAGGCTACAGTAACTCTGACATCTACCGGAAAGCCTGTTCGTGTGGCATCGATCCGAAAAGGTGCTAACGCTACTGAGGCGGTAAGATCAAACGAGAATGCGCCTAATGCGCTGGAACAATCCGTAAACTTTACAGTCTACAAGAAATCCAAGGTGGAGGCTGACTTTGTCAACACGATCATCAACTCAAGACTTGTAGCGGTAGCCAAGATGATCGAAAACGGTGTTTACCGTATCTTCGGTTGCAACCATGGTTTGGAAGTTTCCGCGCTGGAAGAATCGGCTAACGAAAATGGTGGCTTCACAACCATCACCATATCGACTCCGGAAAATGTTCTTGGCGAGGCTAGAGCGACCATTACGGAATCGACTTGGAATACATTAATTGCTAAAGCGGGATAATCATGGCATGTATCAAGAAAATATCTAGTGATCTAGGCTTCGACTGTAACAATCCTGGTCTGATATCCGGGATATCGGGCGTAGAAGAGGCTGTGATCATCAACCACGCGGATGTGTCAAGTATCGCGGCTTCCCCGACAGCGGGAGCAGTCACCATCACCTTGAAGGGCGGGACCCGTGGCTACACTATCCAATGCGTGAAGAACTCCGTACAGATTACTGAGGCTGCTCGTCAGAATGATAACGCTCCTACTATGTTGGAAATCACGGCAAACATCAAGTTGCTTTCTGCGCTTCCCGTTGTAACCTATATCAACGGTTTGCTGTCCGGATCGTTCCTTCTGGCGGTCAGAACCAAGACCAACCAATACTATCTGTTAGGGGCACATTCACCTATGGAGGTTTCCGATATGGTAACTGACAGCGCAACAGACGGTGTTACAACCGCGACTCTTAAGACTCCGGATGGTTCTTGTGGCGACTATCGCTACATCATCACTGCGGAGCAGTACAACAATCTTAAAAAGTAATAATCAACATGGCTAAGAGAAAAACTAAAGATATCCAACCGATGAGAGAATTGGTACAGTTAACGGACAGCGTAGAAATTCTGAAACTGTGCGTGCGGATGACTCATCTGAAACTCGATCCTGTGTGTCACATGGACCGCGCTTATGCGGAACGCTGGTACAAGGAACACTACATCAACGGTGTGCATGCCCGTTACGTCATGAAGCCGGGGATGTCGATCAATCACGTAGGAGACGGCATCGTTTACCGTGCATTCAACTGTACCGACGCGATCGCAGCCCGATTGATGCGCGAGAATAGGGAATACGTCAATTATTTCGAGGACCTTGGCGAATTCGTTCTTCCCGGTCAGAGCGTAGTTGAGGATACTCCTACAGTAATCCCGGAAACAGATGGGGAGGATGGCGCAGAAACCGAGGAAGAAGGCGCAGAAACCGAGGAGGAAGGTGCGGAAGACACACCGACGGTGATCCCGGAAACTGAGGATACTCCGAAGGAGGAAACACCTGCTGCTCCCGAAGATGACAAGGTGCTTGAGGACCTTGAGAAAGAACTGAACGAAGAAAAGTAATCAAACCATTTAGTGATGATAGCGCACAAGAAAGTAAATGTAGTAATAGACAGGGCTTTAAAGACGAGCGCGCGCACAAATGAGAAAGTTGTGGGATACGGGGAAGGAAACCTGTATCCCCAAATCATTTCTGAGCTCATCTATACGAGCAAAACAGCCGCTCTAAGCACCGAGAGATTGTCCGAGGCAATAGAATGCGAAGGATTCTTGCATGAAGAATTCGCAAACATAGAGAACGCCTATGGGGACACACTGAACGATGTGTTGAATTCCATAGCATACGATATCGCAAGGTTTCGCGGTGCTGCGCTTATCGTTCAATACGGAGGTGATTACCGTCCGAAAGCTGTCTACCATGTTCCCTTTGAATATGTTCGTGCGGGGTTGAACAAGGATTATCTGACAAATCCCGTCATCCACAAGTACGTGGTATTCAACAACTGGGAACGTCAGAACATCAAAAGCACGACTCTTGAAAAAACCTCGGTGACTTATCCGGCATTCGATCCGGACAACTTCGCCAGCGAATGCGAGTTTTACGGTGGCATCGAAAACCATCCCGGTCAGTTGCTATACATGAATTTCTGCACCACCAAGCCCTATCCGCTTTCTCCGTTCCACGCGGTACAATCAGAGATGCAAGCTGAAGCGATGAACTCCGCCTACGTGGAACGCACGCTTACACGAGGATTCCACATGTGCAAAATCGTCTCTCACGGTGACTTTACTGACGAGAAAGAACAGGATGAATTCGTCAAAGGTATGCGTGACATCATGGGTGCTGAAGGTGCAGGAGCGGTAGTGATGGTCCGTGATGACAACACGATGATCCCGCAATCCCGTCCATTTATCAAGGTGGATGACTTGGGCACACCGATTGACTCTAACTTGTACAAGGCTTATTGCGAACCATTGAAGAAGGATATCGCTTCACAAGCCTACAACATTCCGATCCCGCTCGTTGATTCTTCTCTGATCTCATTTTCAAATGCCTCCGGAGAGGTGGTGCGAGAGATGCAGAAGGTATACCGTAGGTCAGCCGTTAAATTGCGTAACAAAATAAGCCGTGAACTAGCTAGAGTTTTCGATGTTCCGAAAGAATTTTGCGAAATTCGAAACGAACTTGAGGAAACTGAAACGGCTACAATAACTAATGTTTAATCGATATGGCTAACTTTGCAAATGTAATCAAGAAATTCCGGGATATCTTTAGCATCGCTGCTGATGTTAAGGACTCCGAGATCAACAAGGTCATCCAAGAAGCCGATAAACTCGACATCAAGCAGGGTCTATGCGGTGACACCTTTATCAAGGTTCCCGCTTCGTTTGGCGGTGGTTTGGATGGCGGAGACATTCCGGATTCGTCTACTTCAGATGACGCCTATTCGCTCACTGTTGACGTGGGCGAGGAGTCTTACGAGATTGTTCCACTGTCCACAATCCTGTGTTATTATGCCTTTGCTCGGTACGTCAAGGACGCTGATCAGAAAAGCACGTCCACGGGATTCAAGATTCCCGGCTATTCGGCATCGGTGATTGTTCCGGACAACTCTAAAAGTAGACGCTACGAGGCAGAAAAAGGGAAAGCGGATGCATTTTTAGAGGACTTCCACACCGTTTACGAAAAGTACAAAGAATCTATAAAACCACAGGAAAACGAGTGCTGCAAGCCTCAAAAGTACCGCATATGTTTTATTAACTAACACATATAATTATGAAAGGGGGGGCGAAAGAAGACCTGCAAATCATTACGGCTGTCGGAATGCTGATTTCGGGAGTTGTATTGTGTTATTTGGGCTTCTTTAGGTCCGAAGATGGTTCAATCCACGAATCCGTGTTGTGGTATTTTGCACAATGCCTAATATGGGCTGGATCAATCTTTGGCATAAGTATCTACGTTCGTGGGAAAATAGAGAGTTATTTCAAAAACTTTAACATCGGTGAAAACCGGAAGGAGGAAACTAAGGATGGTAAACAACACCAATAAGGTAGACGCAATTATCATCCATTGCAGTGCTACACGTGAAGGGCAAGACATAGGCGCAAAGGAAATTGACGCCATGCACAAACAGCGAGGATTCAACGGAATCGGTTATCATTACGTGATCCGTTTGGACGGAACAGTAGAACCGGGTAGAAAGGAAACATCCGTAGGTGCTCACTGTAATACTAAGGGATCCTCCAAAGAATCATACAACCACCATTCAATCGGTATCTGCTACGTAGGCGGGCTGGGCAAGAACGGGAAAGCGAAGGATACCCGCACACCGCAGCAGAAAGAAGCCTTGATAAACCTTATCAACGATATATGCGCACGCTATCCGATTGTCGAATTGCTGGGACATCGGGATACATCTCCGGATTTGAACGGAAATGGGGAAGTAGAACCAGCAGAGTATATTAAGGCATGCCCCTGCTTCGATGTGAGAAGCGAGTACGGGCTGCTAAAGAAGGACGTAATAATCACACCATGAGAAAGTACTTGATTATCGCATGCCTGCTGCTAGTAATAGCAGTGGGCTTCCTTTTTAATAAGGTAGAGCGACAGAAGGTCGAATTGGACCGTAAACAGAGTAACATTGAAGCCTTGAACATTGAGGCTACGCAGTACAAAACGGAAAGCGGGAAGTTCGCTGAGCAGATACGCTCGCTATCCTTGAAGAAGTCAGAGCTAGAACTATTCAATTCAGACTTGCAGGAGACCGTGAAGGATCTAAAGATAAAGCTACGGGATGTCAAGTCAGCGCACACTGTAGAAACCAAGCTAGAGATTCGTACTGTTACCAAGACTATTCGGGATACAATTCCCGGTATCTACCGATTCGAATACTACGACGGATGGAATAGAATAGAGGGAAGGGTGTCACCGGATTCTACAGAAATTAACAATTCGTCGGTTGACTCACTAGCCGTAATCAGCCATGTCAAGCAGAAACGGTTCCTGTTCTTCCGGATTGGCAAGCCTAAGATACTGACTACCGTAACTAACAGAAACCCTAAAAACAGGCTTCACGTGACATTTTCAGCCAATTTCGACTGATTTGTAAGGTATATAGTATATCCGTAGATTCGAGTATGCACGTAAGTTGCTACAAACCAGTGTGATGCGCAAGCTGCATTGATAGGCATTGTTGAATATTTTTGTATCTGTGCAGGATAACTAACTGATTTATAGATATTTGCATTGATGCATAGATAAAATGAGGTGTTATTAAATATATGAAAACAGGTATATTGTAATTATATATTATCGCACACACCGTATTTATGTATATTATAGAAAAATCCGATTTTATCAATGCATCACTGCATCGGTCTGATCTGCAGGAAGTTACACGGAATAGATGCCAATTTTCATCTATGCACATCAATGCACGGCATCGCATATTATCTGATTATCAGTGAGTTACAGTGATTTGATAGGTTTTTCATGCTAATAAACGTTAAATACTGAAATTATTTTGTGCAGATTGTTGCAAATTAAAATAAAAGCCGTACCTTTGTCAGCGTAATCGTAAACCGATAATCAGACGTTCAGTCACCTACGATTGGCTGAGGAAATAAGTGTGGTGAACAAAGGACCACTACGGAGATAGACGGGCTCGCTGAATTTTAAAAACCGAAAGCAATGGAGAAAAAAGTGAATCTATGTGCGCTCGAAAAGTTTTATTATGATGCTGTAACGGAGGGCATAGCACGATGCAAGTCAGCCATCGAAGCATTTAATAAGTTTTCATCCCCATTGCGCCTCACAGTGAAGGAGGTATTTGCAAGGCATCTAGTATTAGAGTTTTTCGGAGAAGAGTTTGAATACCCGATAAAAGATTTTATAGTGAAGACTGCCGAACTATACCACCCAATCTACGAGAGGGCTAGGGAAAGAGCGTATGTAGATTTTTTAAGGAATTATAGAAAACCAAAAAAATTAATTGAGTTTATGGAGAATCAAGAAAAGAAGTTAGAATTGATCACGATCAGCGAAGCTGCTCGTATTTTGGACCTTACCGAGAATGCGGTACGCTACAGAGTAAAACAAGGCTATCTCAATCACTACCGTAACAGGAACGGTGCGTTGAGACTCAGCAAAGCGGAAATTACAGAAAAATATTTAACATTTAAAAAACAGTAATCATGAAAGTAGAAATTAGTATTGACAGAGAAACAAAAGTTTATGAGTTGCAAACCATAGCTGAATTCGCGGCTACTCTAGCGGCTAGAAAAGCGAGCGAAGAAGGATATCCTGCTGTTGCTCCAGCACCTTCATCTCTCGCACCTGCTCCGAAACCGAACATTTCAGAAGACAAGAAGAAGTTCGAGAATTTGACCAAAGATATTCCCGGTGTGAAATCTGAAGAAACCGTAATTGACTCGTCCAACGAGGCAAACAAGGCTGAAGTTATCGTTGATAACAAGTCAGCAGTAGAGGAAGTATTCGAAGGAAACGAAGAAGCCAAGAAAGCCGTTACCGAGATGTCCGAGAAAGAACTCGCTGCCATGCCTACAGACAAACTGGTTAAAATCCTAGTCGAAGTGTACAACGTAGACCCATCCGATTACCCCGGAAAGAGCACGAACGCCAAGTTGCGTCGTCTCTTGATGAGCGCATCTAAGGGAGAACTGGAAGCCCCTACCCAAGAAGCGGAAGAACAGACCGTTGAAGAAACTAAGGCAGAAGCAGCTAATGATAAGGTAGCCGAAGCAGCCGGGGAAATGCCGTTCGACAAGGAAATCGCTGAGAAACCGGAAGAAAAAGTTGTCACAATCGACATGTGCCGAGACGAAGCCCGCATCAAGATCAAGAAGGACCGTGAGGCTGTTCTCAAAGTATTCAAGTCATGTGGATGCTCGACATTCGCTACTCTGAGAGAAGCCGATTACGCTAAGTTCTACGAAGCCGTAAAAGCCATCTAACATGGAAAAGATAAATCATGGGGAGCGTGACCACGCTCTCCTCTCACCATCGAGTTCAAAGAGGTGGCTTAATTGCCCGCCATCCGCTAGACTAGCCGAATCGGTGGAAAACAAGAGCAGCGTGTATGCCGATGAAGGAACGCTGGCACACGAGATAGCTCAGAATGCGCTGGAATTGTGGGACCGAGACTTGTACTATCCGGAGATAGACGAATTACCTGTTCCCGATGACCTAGCGAAAAGCCCTTACTTCTCCGAGGATATGGTAAGACATGTCGGAAGCTACGTAGACTTCGTAGTAAACGAATTCCACGCCATGCATAAAGAAGAAACAGGTGGTAATGTAATCGGATATTGGGAAGCGACCTTTGACTTGAGCAAGTATATCCCGGAATCCTTCGGTAGCTCTGATGCTACTCTGCTAAGCCCTACAATCCTGCATGTCATCGACTTGAAATACGGTGCTGGCGTGAAGGTATCAGCGCAAAGCAACACGCAGTTGATGATCTACGCTCTAGGAATGCTGAACACCATCCCGGAAGCCCAAAGAGGCGACATAAAAGAAGTACGTATGTCGATCGTACAGCCAAGATTGGACCACTACGACACGCTCACCATGTCAGCCAATGACTTGCTAGTGTGGGGTGAGAAAGTCTTAAAACCGAAGGCTAAAGTGGCTTGGGAAGGTGGCGGAGAACAGAAGATCGGAGACCACTGCCAGTTCTGCCCGCTCAAGGCACAGTGCAGAGCGCAATATGATGCCATCACCAGTGACTTCGATGAGGAATGTGAACCGTTACTCATGACGGACGAGGAAATCGTTGAAATGATCGGCAAAATAGACAGTTACCGTAGCTGGATCAACTCGTTCGACCAGTTCGTCTACCAAGAGGCTATGAACGGCAAGAAATGGACCGGATACAAGCTGGTGGAAGGACGATCCTCCCGTAAGATAACCGACCCCGACAAGGTCCGCAACGAACTGCTGGACGAGTATCTTGAGGACGAGATCATGAACATCAGCTTGAAGGGCATTACCGATCTTGAGAAGCTATTAGGCAAGAAAGTTTTTGCTGCCCGGTTCGGCAAATACCTTAAGAGTCAGCCCGGTGCGCCTAAACTTGTACCGGAAAGCCACCCCGGAACAGAGTATAACTCACTATCCGACTTTGATGTGGAAAGCTAATAAACGTTAATAATTTATTCAAAATTTGGCAAATCCAAATAGACGTTATATCTTCGCGTCATCAAAGTTAAACAAGTAGTATTAACAACTTAAAAACAAAAATCATGGGAAAGAAATTAATCCTAAAAAATGTAAGATTCTCATTCGTGAGAGTATTCGAAGCGGAAGACCGTTTCAACCAAGGCAAATCAAAGTACGAAGTGACCATTTTAATCCCGAAGACTGACAAGGAGAATATCAAGAAGGTTGCAGCAGCTATCAAGGAGTTGCAGAAGGAATATCTTGAGGAACACCCGAAATGCAATGGTAAGTTACCCGGTGATCCGTCAAAATGGAATCCTATCAAAGACGGTGATGACAACATTGAATACGACGGATTTGAAGGAATGTACTATATTCGTGCTTCCCGTAACGAATCGCAAGGTCGCCCGGTTATCATCGACAAGCACAAACAGCCGATCACACAGAAAGAGGATTTTTACTCCGGATGCTGGGGAGTCGCTTCAATCGATGCTTACTCATTCGATCAGATCGCAAACAAAGGAATCACGTTCGGCTTGAACGGAGTTCAGAAGGTGAAAGACGATGAAGCCTTCGGAGGTGGGGGATCAGCTATCAACGACTTCGATGAAGAGGACGATGATACGGACAATGATCCGATCTTCGATGATCCTACGGATGAAGACCTTCCGTACTAAAACAAAGAAACTTTTAATTTATAACTTAAATTTTTATTCATTTATTATTAACTAAATTTTATTATTTAACTAAGTAAGTTGGTGCAAATGTGGATAGCGGATGGGGTAGAAGACATCCGCTATCTTTTTAAAAAGAAAGGACAACATATGAGAAATGTTTACATAGACTTCGAAACCTACTCTCCCGAACCGATCAAGACAGCCGGGATGTACAGGTACACGGAGCATCCCGATTTCGAAATCCTGTTGATTGGCTATGCCATAGAGGATGAGGAACCAAAGATAATAGACTTGGCTAGGTTTGAGGACCCGCTACCGTTCTTTACCTTGATCCAGCAGCCGGACGTTCTGATCCATGCACATAACGCCACCTTCGAACGGTTGTGTCTTCGTGCCTACAAATTTGATATCCCCGCTACCAAGTTTCGCTGCTCCGCCACAAAAGCCCTGTACTGCGGATTCCCCGAAGCACTAGGAAAGGTATCAGCAGCCATGCATCTGGTAGACGGAAAGCTGGACACAGGCAGCGCATTGATAAAGATATTCTCCGTTCCGCAGAAGGACGGATCACGTATCTATCCGGAAAAATATCCGCAGAAATGGGAAGAGTTCAAGACCTACCTCAGATACGACGTATTGTCTGAGCGTGAGATCGACCGAAAGCTGGCACACATCGAAATGCCGGAATCGGAAATCGAATTGTACGGGATCGACCAAGACATCAATGATCGTGGGACGATGGTGGATGTCCAGCTAGCCCGGAATGCCGATGCCATCTATACGGAATACTTGAAGAGGCTGAACGAGAAGGTCAAGGCTAAGTATGGTATCACGTCTCTTAAGTCAAGCAAGCAGATCAGCGCCTTCATTGAAGAGCGTAGCGGGAAGTTATACGAAACGATCAACAAAAACAACATCAATCAGATCATGGAGGAATGCAACGACAAGGATGTGACTCGTGTTCTGACAGCCCGCAAAATCGCCTACAAGACATCTATCGCAAAGTACGCTGCCATGCTGAACTGCCTGTGCAAAGACGGATCAGCTAAGGGCTTGTACCGCTTCTACGGAGCTAACCGGACAGGCAGATGGGCTGGACGAATCGTTCAGCAGCAGAACCTTCCGCAGAACCACCTAGAGGAACTTGAGAGAGTTCGTGAGGACGTGAAAATTATGGACCTAGACGAATTGATGCTGTTCTACGATAATATCCCGTCCATCCTGTCACAACTGATCCGTACAGCATTCATTGCCCGTGATAACCACGTCTTCCGGGTAGCTGACTTCTCTGCCATCGAAGCCCGTGTGATCGCAGTACTGGCGAACGAAACATGGAGAATCGAAACATTCCGAAGAGGTGGTGACATCTACGTAACATCTGCCGCACGTACCTTCAATATGAAGGAATCGGAATGCGGAAAAGGGACCCCTTATCGCCAGCAGGGAAAGGTAACAGAGCTAGCTCTAGGATATGGCGGATGGGTCGGAGCAATCAAGACTATGGACCGTGACGGAGCGATCCCGGAAGAAAATATTAAAAACATCATCCTTAAATGGCGTGACGCATCACCGAAAATTGTATCTTTGTGGCGCATCTTAGAGGATTCGGCTAAAAGAGCTATCTTGGCGAAGCGGGATGTACCCGTCAATATTGATGGTAAAATTATCTGCCATTTCTATTGGATACCACAGTACAGGACGCTCGCATTGCGCTTGCCTTCTGGACGCTCCCTGCACTACCCGTATGCTTCGATCAAGAAGAAAACGATCCGTTATGATAACGGTGACAGCAGGGAGATCGAATCGATACATTACATGGGGCTTGATCAAACGTCCGGAAAATGGGTGGAACTAGATACCTACGGAGGTAAACTAACTGAAAACCTAGTGCAAGCAGTATCCCGCGATTTGTTAGCCAGTGCGATGCGAAATGTTTTGAATATTGATGAGGCCGTTAAAATTGTCGGGCATATCCATGACGAACTGATAACCGAATGCGTTGAGGATACCGACATAACGCTAGATGATATTTGCATCGCTATGGCTATTTTACCCGATTGGGCAAAGCCGTTCGACATTCCCCTAAGAGCAGAAGGCTTTAACAGTTACTTTTACAAAAAGGATTAATTATATATGTTGGAAAACTATCTTATATCAGTTGCAGGTTCTTCCAAAAGCACCAATTGGAAGAGAAAGACTTATACTTGGGAAGCCCTAGTTGAAGAGCTATCGAAGCCCAAGATGGTCGGAAGCGAGACTATGAAGGAGTTTGACAGGCTGGCGAAGTCAGAGAAAGCGATCCGCAAGGATGTCGGAGGATTCGTAGGCGGAACTCTAGCTGGCGGAAGACGTACCAAAAATTCAGTAACAGGCAGATCACTTATCACATTAGACGTTGACTACGGAGAAGACGATTTTTTCTTCGATTTCACCATGAACTTCGCATGCGCGGCTGTCATATACGGCACAAGATCAGACCGCCCCGGTAAGCGCAGATACCGTCTTATCATCCCGATGGACCGTGAGATCGACAACCGGGAAGAGTACGAAGCAGCCAGCCGAAAGGTAGCGGAGATCATGGGCATCGAACTGTTCGACCCGACAACCTTTCAAGCGGAACGTCTGATGTATTGGGGATCAGTATCCAAAGATCAAGAATTCTACTTTGAGAGACAGGATGGCGAGGCGTTGAATATAGACGAGTTGCTCGACATGTACGGAGGTGAGGATGCGTGGAAAGACGTTCGCCTGTGGGCATTTACCGATAACGAGGAGCGCACGATCCGCAGCACTGTCTCAGAGGCTGGGGAACCGACCAGCAAGCCGGGAATGATCGGTGCGTTCTGCCGGGTGTACACCGTACAGGAAGCTATCGAAAAATACTTGTCTGACGTTTACGAGAATTGCGACTATGACCGCTACACATATAAAGGTGGATCGTCTGCAGCCGGAATGATCGTGTATGATGACAAGTTCGCGTACTCCCACCATTCCACTGACCCAATCGGGGACGGTCATGTATACAATGCCTATGACCTTGTGCGCATTCATCTGTTCGGGCATCTCGGAAAGGAAGAGAGCGAGCATGCGATGGCTAAACTGGTACAGGAGGATGAGTTATGCCTCCGTGAGCTAGTAGCTGCCAATGATTGCTTGGATGACTTTGATGAAGTGTCCGATGAATCAGTAGAAGAGGTAGAAGAAGTGCTGGATTGGGACCTTGACAGCAGGGGACGCAAGGAGGTGACCATCCGCAACTTCGTCAACGCTTTCCGCACTGATCCTCTGCTCAACAACTTGCTCGCCTATGACCAATTCCGAGGAGTCATAGTGTATACCCGAAAGCCGTTTTTCGACAGCAGCAAGGACAAGGGGGACATCTTCGATGACACCGCAGAGTCAATCATCCGCAACCGGATCGAGACAGCCCACGGTATTTACTCCACTGGAAAGATGTGCGATGCCATCGAATACGTAGCCAACAAGAACGGCTTCCATCCTATCAAGACATACCTTGACTCTCTCGTATGGGACGGAAAGCCACGTATCGACATGTTCCTTCAAACCTACATGGGTGCTGAGGATTCGATCTACACAAGAGAGGCGTTCCGCAAGATGCTGGTAGCTGCGGTTGCCCGCATCTACGAACCGGGGACCAAGTTCGACACAGCCCTGATCATGGTATCCCATCAAGGTGCGGGTAAGTCGACACTGGTCCAGCGACTGTCGAAGGGTTGGTTCAACGACTCCATGACCTCAATGGAAGGCACGAAGGCTTACGAGTCAATTCAGAATGCTTGGCTGGTGGAGCTAGCCGAGTTGTCAGCCGTCAAGAAGTCAGACATCGAAGTGATGAAGAACTTCCTGTCCAAGCGTGAGGACACATATCGTGCTGCCTATGCCAAGCGCATCAAGACACATAAACGCCAATGTGTATTCTTCGGGTCAACCAACGAGGACGAATTTCTCAAGGACCAAACAGGGAACAGACGTTTCTTTCCGATCGCTGTGAAATGGAATGCCAACAGCCACTACCTGTTCGAGAAATCCTTTGAGGACACCATCGACCAGCTATGGGCAGAGGCTAAGGAGCTATACGATGCTGGTGAGAGTCTAATACTATCTAAGGTAGCCGAAAGCATAGCTAACGGTATTCGTGAGGAGTACACGGAAGTATCTTCGATGCACGGCTTGATCGAGAAGTTTGTCAACATGAAATTCCCGAAGGATTGGGATAACTGGGTATGCGCTGACCGGAGGGATTTTGTTGACGGAATAGGCGTATTCGAAGAGGGGACAGAGACTAGGAAGCATTTCTGCACCTTCGAGATATGGTGCGATGGTCTTGGGATGCCTCGGAAGGATTTTACGGTAGCTAAGGCTAGGGAGATTGCAGGGTCGCTCAAGAGGCTGGGCTTTGTCCGTAACGGACAGCAAAATGTTAATATTTACGGTAGACAGTCAATTTACACCCGTATTATTTCGGATATCGAAGATTAATACATATCTTTGCATCACTGAATTTAAGGGTTATAATTTGTATCTTGTACTACTGATAAGAAGATTTTAGGCTGAGAGCAGTCAACATTTCACTTCTTTATGTTTGTCATACATATTTATATTTTTCCTCCTGTATCCTGCTGTGAAGCCCGATACGGGAGGTTTTTTATTAATGGATGTTAATACGGGCTTCTTGCCACTAACAAACGTTAAAAATTTGTTCAAAATTTGGCAAATTCAGAAGACTGCCGTATATTAGCGTCATCAAAGTTAAACAAGTAGTAACAATTAAAAATATAAAGATTATGAAGACAATTACATTAAAGGTTAAGTTTAAAATCACCGAATCAAACAAAACAAAAAGCGTTAAGATAGGGGTAGAATTCCCGGAAGATGAATTCCCCTGTTTCCCTGAATTAGTAAACAAGGTTTACGCTACGATAGACCCCCGATTAAACAAGCTATTCTACGAAGGATACATTATCGGAGTAGAAGTGATACTATAACACTAATAATTAACCGGGGTGGGAGACCACCCCATAAAATAATAAAATTATGAAAACATTTGAGATCAACAATGAAACAATAACCATCGAGAAAATAGGCTACGGGCTGTATATATTAAAGGGTATAGGCACATCGGTGCCTTGTAATGACTCCGAGATATGGGATTGGTGCGATGATGAAGAAAACAAAGAGAAACATCTGGCAGCTAAGGAAACCGCATACAGACTGCTCGTAAACAATTTGTAAAAATAGAATCATGAAAAAGGTAATAAAGACAATACTTAACGCGATCGGATTCGTTCTGATCTGCATATTAATAACCGCTTATATACTATTCGTATGCTGATAATTAATAGAGTAACATTGATTAAGGGCGATTCTAAGGAATCCATCAACAAGGGTCCGATAGCCCTTGAAATCATGAACGTAGAGCAGTTCAGAGAGCATGTAAAGTTGCTATTCAAGTGCGACAGGGTATTACTAGATTATACGGAGGAAGAAGAAGATGAAACAGAAAACAAGGATTAGTGCAGAGATGGACGGTCGTTATCACGTACAGGGTCTGGGATCGGATAACCTGTACCATACGATCCCCGGAGGAATCTGTGAGACAAAGGAAGAGGCAAAACGCATTCGCAAGGCTTACAAGGCTGCGGAGAATTTCGTAAACCGATTCAACGATAAGTTCTGCGGGATGCACACCATCCATCTTCCGAAGTTTGAACCATGTGATTATCAGAAGAGAGATGAGGAAGAACGAGACAAGTGAGAAGGTTTTCGAAAGAGAACTATCACAGTACGTTGAGGAAAGAGGCGGGATGGCGGTGAAGCTGCTGCCCCAATTCTTCAAGGGATTACCGGACAGGATGTTCCTCATACCGATCGGAAAGGTCCTGTTCGTAGAGTTCAAGAGCACCGGGAAGAAGCCCACACCTATTCAGAGATGGGTGCACAGGAAACTCGATGAAATCGGATTCCCTGTTTATATAGTGGACAGCCCGGAAAGCTACTATCTTGTAACAGACATTATAGATGACATAATTAAAAGAACCAGGTAACAATGGAAAAAGAAGAAATAAGAATAGAATTTACAAAGAAGTTGCTCGATATGGGATTCGTAAAGGCGGGTGACTTCGCGCTGACGAAAAGAATGGATTCCAGGAGGATGACCATATACTTCCGAGGAATCGGGATATTCGTAGAATTCTCAAGTGCCTTTAACGTAGTATCGAGTATGTGCGTTCCATATGAGCACACGAAGGGTGACTTTAATATGTTTCTGATCATCGTCAGATATTCGCTTAAGGAGGTAGCGATCAAGGGCTATTCCGAAGAGATGGAGAATTCCTTGAAAAACCTTTTGCCTTACAATGAGTAGTTATTATATTTGCAGAAAATTATGGAAGTAGATTTTAACAAGAGATTAAAACTCGACCGCATCAAACTGTTTGTCGATGTGGTCACCAAGATAGCGAACGATACCCCGGCAGGAGGATACGCCATCGGAGAGGCAATAAAGGCATTGCCGGAGAATATCCAGCAGTTCCTCCTATCCGAGATACCCGACAAGGTTCTCCGCAGGGAGTACGCCCGCAGAGAGCTGGGAAACCTGGAAGACGCTTGTCTGACACAGGGGAAGGACGAACTGTTCGAGACCTTCCGATCGGAGATATACCAGAATGACAAGCTGCACACCGTAGCCAATCTCCTCGGAACCGACTGTCTCCGTCCGGACCTTGTGGAAACTGCGGAGGTGCTAGTCAAACTTTTCCCGGAACGCTGGACTATCGAGGAGCTATCGGAAGAAATTTACGCAAGGAGTTTAGGATTATGAAAAGAATATTAGAAAAAAAAAATACAGGAAGAAAAGTAGAATGAAAACATATAATGAGTTATTAGGAGAAGTGAGAGACTTCACGGTTGAGAACTTAGGAAAGAACTTCGTTATCAAGGGAGGATGTTTCGAAGGCGAGACCGTAACCGTAGCCGGGTACACCGAGCAAAACGGCTTAGGAAGGCCTTCTGTTATTGTGGAATTGCCCGATACCCTTCCGATGTATAATCGTGGCTGGAATCCCGAAGACGGGCTTTGCTTGTATGACCGGATGCTCCTAGAGACCGACCCGATGCAAAGCTACTGGTATGTTGATATAGAGGACCTAGAGGAATGCTAAACAGATCACAGTTACATAAGTATCAGTTACAGGGGGTGGAGCACATCAAGGATAATCCGGAATGTGCTCTATTCCTTGACATGGGGCTAGGGAAGACCGTCACCACGCTGACTGCCCTGTCCGATCTCATCCAGTACTTCGAAGTTGAGAAGGCGTTGATCGTAGCTCCCAAGCGTGTTGCCGAAGTGACGTGGGCTGACGAGATAGCTAACTGGGCGCATCTTAATGACCTGCGGGTGTCCGTGATCGCGGGGAACGCAAAGAACCGTGCCGCTGCTGCCCGTGCCGATGCCGACATATACACGGTGGGTCGTGATAACCTGGTGTGGCTGCTGGAGAATTTCGGTGGCGTTAAACTCCCGTATGACTGCATCGTGGTGGACGAACTGTCCTCGTTTAAGAATCACCAATCCGAACGATTCAAAGCCATGAAGAAGATCAGACGATACGCCAACCGGGTGATCGGTCTGACGGGTACACCAGCACCCAACGGACTCATCGACCTGTGGGCGCAGATGTTCGTAATCGATGGCGGAAAACGGCTTGGTCGGTCCATCACTGACTACCGGGCTAACTACTTCAAGCCGGGTGCTCAGAATGGCGGGATCGTCTACAATTACAAGCCCCGCGAGAATACCGAGCAAGTACTCTCCGAGAAGATATCGGACATCACGCTGTCCATGAAGGCTGTCGATTACCTAGACATGCCGGAGGTTAACTACATCTATGACAAAGTGGTCCTGTCCGACAAGGAGATGTCCATGTACAAGGAATTCGAAAAGGAACAGATCATATCGCTACTGGGTAACGGAGATGTCGAAACCATTACTGCCATGACTGCCGCAGCCCTGTCCAACAAGCTGCTCCAATTCGCCAGTGGTGCGATCTATGATGCCGAGCGAAACGTGCATCATGTGAGCGATGCCAAGATCGAAGCCTTGTGCGAGATGGTAGAGGCTTTGAACGGTGCTCCTGTTCTCATCGCCTACAACTTCCTCCATGAAGCCCACCGCATCGAGAAAGCCCTGTCCAAACTGAAGCCTGTCCGCATCGGAGGTGACTCTAGAGGAGACAGTAATCAGATCATGCGTGACTGGAATGCCGGGAAGATCAAGGTGCTGATCGCCCACCCTGCATCTGTGGGTCACGGGCTGAACCTTCAGAAAGGCGGAAACAACATCATTTGGTTCGGGGTGACGTGGAACCTTGAGTTATACCAGCAGTTCAACGCACGGCTGTGGCGGCAGGGTCAGACGAAGCCCGTGTTCATCCACCACATAGTATCCCGGCACACCCTTGATGAACGTGTCGTCAACTCCCTGCAAGGCAAGTCTAGCACACAGGACGCGTTAATAGATGCTATCAAAGACCTAGTTTCGCAGTATAAACGTTAATGAGTATTAATAATTTGTTCAAAATTTGGCAAATTCAGAAGAATTCCCTTATATTTGCGTCATCAAAGTTAAACAAGTAGTAACAATTAAGATTAAACAGTCATGGAAACGAAAGAAAAACAAATAGCTTTTTGCCAGAGAGTAAACAACATCTATATGAAGCTAACAGGAGATTATAATAAAGACGATCACTATTTTGATAGCTGTTCTTTTTATCCTGCTGGTACATTGGTGGACAGACAAGGGAGAACCATACTAAAAGACAAATACATTATACGAGGAAGATATACTGACTTCATCAGAGAGTTCGATCACAATCCTACCGATAGAGAGATAAACAATGCCTTGGTTTATAGATTCGGTCTTGACTCAAGGTTTTTAATGGACTAAAATAACAATAATCATGGGAGAAGATTAAGAAGATGAAAGAACTCGGAATCTTCGAGAAGTGGCAGGCTAACACAGATGCGCACACCGCAGGGATGTACGGACGTTATAGATTCGAGAAAGATTATGTAGAATCCCGGAAGAGACGAAGGCGTAACACGTTCTTAGACGCCTATGCGTACCTGTCTGATGCAATAGAGTCATCATTCGTATTCTCAGAATCTCCGGAAGGATTCAACTATTGGGACAGAATAGTTGACCAATTAAGAGAAGAAATCTAGGTATTAACCGATAAATAACAACAGTCATGAAAAAGCTTATTACATTATTAGTTCTAGTTTTGGCGTTCACTGCGAACGCAATTTCTCAGATCACAACTGCCGGGAAACCGGAAACAATCGCATCGTTCCGCATGGGAACATGCAAGCTGGTGAAGACCGGAGATCAATACAAGATCAGCGGGCAGACCAAAGACAACAGGTTCCTTAGGATGAACGTGGAGCTGGGCGACAAGGAGAAGGCAGCAGCTCTTCTCCGGTCGATGGTAGATTACGAGGCAAGCCGGAACGAACAGGTAGCCTTGAACAACTCAACGGAGAACTTTGCCATCTGGGTAGGCACGGCATTCGGAGGCTGGGAGATCACAGATACCGTAGGTGCTGACCGGATATCAGTGAGTAAGGGAGAATTGAAGAAAATGCTAAAAGCCATAGAGAAATGAAAACAATGATTAAAAAGATTATCGAATGGTTCGGAAAGTCGAACCGCTACAAGCACTTACTTTATGCCATCGTATTATCATATTTGGCAGGATTTGTGTTTACCTGTGGAGTTGCTGCAGGTATGGAGTTCAAGGATGCCCAATGGGGTGGCAAATGGGATTGGATAGACTTCTGGCTGACCGTGGCTGGCGCGGCTGTCGGAGGAACACTGAGAGTAATTACACTTAAGGCAATTGACTTATATTGGCTGGTGGGCGCATGGCTGTAATTATTTCTGACACAGAATACAGTGCTGCTAGAGCTACTCTAGAGCACCACAGAGCTAAAGGCTGGATGACCGAGGCTGAGTATAACGCCAGGCTGGCAGAACTTGATGATGCCTACATCAGCGGTCTTGAGGAAGAGCGGGGATACGGCAATCGTCAGTATAAGATGCAGCAGTTCGAACGTATGGAAGAGGCGCAGCGCAGGATGCGCGAGGCGATCAACAAGAGAGACCGTTTCGGTGTGAAACTCATGGAAAAGGGAAACACCGGAGATTACGTGATCACCCGTATGGAGAATGGCGTGACAATGCAGAAGATCATCCTGTCACCGCTTGAAGCCCGGTTGCTGGCTGCCGAGATATTATCTAAAGTAAAACCAATCAAAAGAAAGAAAAAGTCATGGAATATCAAGTAAACAAACCGGATAGCACGTTTAAGACCATATTATTGTGTGACGTGTGCCGGAAGAACGTAGCCCACGTTGTGTGCTTTAACAACGGCAAGGAGAACGAAGTAAGGGTCTGTAAGGACTGCATGGAGAGAGCTATTGGTGTCTTCGAAGACGATGAACCTGAAAAGAAGTCGGAATCAAGGAAGCCGGAATCAAGGAAGCCGGAAGACGGCTGTCGAGACTGCCATGCCAAGAAACACCGGGATCAACAGATTAAGGGTCTCCGTGATGACCTCAAGAAAAAGATGGATCTTATAAAGAGGCTGAAAGAGGATCTGGTAAGCACAGAGAAAGCCTACAACAACCGGGTGGAAAAGTATATCCGGTTGTCTAAAGATAACACGGAGCTGACTGGACGGGTGAAAAAGCTAGTCATCGAGAATACATATATGAAAGAATCCCTAGGGAATGCCCGAGAGAACTTAGATTTCTACAAGAGCGCGTACAATGCTTCCGAAAAGAAGTGTATGGACTCAGTCAAGGAATACGGGAAACTCTCCAACGGCTTGGTCAAAGTAATGATCATAGTAGCCCTGTTGGGTGTAGGGGTAGGTGTAATAACAACAGCCTTGTTAATGCGATGAAACCAAGTGAGATAATTATCGGAACAATCCTCGCAGCCATTGCGGGGATTTTCTTAGGAGCGTTTTTAGTAGGAGTAGTAGCCATTTTAACAGAATTATGAGCAAGCAAGTAAACTTAGGACATATCGGGATGATGTTTAACGTACACATATTCGCTGTGTGCCAATTTCTGCGGATGCACCGGAAGAAGCCCGTGTCTAGGGTCCATCGGGGTAAAGTCAGCTACTATGGTCCCGCAGACCTGTTTGAGAAGAAACGGGAGGAATTCGTGCAGTACGTGTTCGGGCTGTTTGACCGCAGAAGCCCACTGACCAGATGCTGCGCCCGTACCGCTAAGATCAATGCCGCGATCAGTGACGAGAGATTCGAAACTAATCGGTTTGAGGAGAAATTACAGGCTAAGGAGTCACACACTAAACGGCTGATCCGCGTATCGGATATAACGGATACGGTCGGGGGTGTGGAGGAACACCGCATCTACGAATTCCGGCATTACGTGAACGGGGCTGTGAGTTTCTTCCGGTGGACGGGAAACTCTTGGGAATTCGTGGAAGGAGAGAGAAGTTCACTGAATAAAAAGCAGTTCGTGAAATCGATTTGCGAACGCTACAAGGTAGCTCCGTAGGAAAGAAATTTGCATAAATTCTCTCAAATTTCGTAAGTTCTCTCAAATTTGTACTAAAAATATTAAGAAAATTTGTTACAAAAGAAATCCTAACAGAAGTTGTAGAATGTTAAACGTAAGCTTAGAGTAAGCTTAGATAAGATTAAAATAGCCCGAAAACAGGGTTTTTGTAAAGTATATAGTACATCCGTAGTTTTATGTATTCTTGTAAGTTGCTACAAATCAGTGTGATGCGCAAGCTGCATTGATGTGCATTGATAATATTTTTCTCATCTATGCAGGATAACCTACTGATTTATAGATATTTGCATTGATGCATAGATAAAATGAGGTGTTATTAAATATATGAATTCTTTTGATGTTGTTAAAT